TATCAGGGACAAGATTCAGGCGCAGAAAGAAGAAGCTATGGCGGCCGCCTATCAGAAGAATGCGAAGGCGGCGCTCGAAGAGTACGTCAAACAGCAGATGAAGGCGTCTGACGAGCAGAGGAATTACAACCAGCTCAAGGAGAGATGGAACAACCTGAGTGATTCTGAAAAGCAGACAGCAAAAACTCTGCAGGATCAGATGAGAGAATCCGAAAGAGCATTAGACGATTACAACGATTCGATGTCCACGGCTCTGATAGATGCCACAAAGTGGCAGAACCAGGCAGCCAAAAACTCTGGAGCATGGAAACAGCTTACGGCGGATGCGAAAGCGGCAGGAATCCAGATCCCGCAGTCTGTCAAAGACGGAATCAATTCCGGAAAGTATGTGATACCGACGACGGTATCAGAACTGGAAGCGTTGATCAAGTTTGACAATGCCGCGAACCGCGCCGTAGGAGACGGAAAGAAAACATCAGACAACCTCGCGCAGGGCATGCGGGAAGGAGAATACACTGCACAGGAGGCCGCAAAGAAGCTGAGCCAGGTGGTCGGCAATGAAACCGGGAAAACAGCATCAAAAACAGGAGAAGACGGAAAGAAAGCCGGCCAGAGTTATAACAAACAATTAGCCGCACAAGCCGGTGGGGCGAAAACGTCAGCGAGTAAATTGCCACAATCGGCCAAGAGCGGCGCATCCGGAGGAAGCCTGAGTGGTCAGGGCCGGAGCATGGGTGCAACGTATGGGTCAGGAGTGAGCAGCCAAGTAGGGGTGCTTAGAAAAGCAGGTAAAGGGCTGACAGATTCGGCCAAGAGCGGTGCATCCGGAGGATCACTGAGAAGCATCGGTAAATCTTTAGGTGATGGTCTCGCACACGGATTGCGAGCTGCTTTAGGGGCCGTTAGATCAGCAGCAAACTCACTGGTAGCAGAAGCCAATAGGGCAGCAAAAGCGAAAGCGAAGATTCATTCACCGTCAAGATTATTCAGAGATGAAGTAGGTATGCCGATAGCGGAAGGACTCGCAGAAGGAATGCGGAGAGGCACGCCTGGGATTGAGGCGGCTTCGAGGAGCATGATCACGACAGCGTCGTCCATGACCGGCGGAATGTCGCTTACAGGCGGGGAAATGTCGCTGTTGAAAGCGAACATCAGCTCATCGTTTGATTATTCGCAGATGTACAGCGCCATGAGCGCCGCAGTGAATCAGATGGAATTCAAGATCATCCTTGATCAAAGAGAAGTGGGCCGCGGCATGCGAGGAATGGGGGTGAGCTTCGAGTGAGATTAGAATACGTCGGCAGCGCAGGGACAATAGACCTGACGCAGTTCGAGACAGCGATATACAAGGCGAACTTTCACGCATACGAATGGGGATACGCCGGAACCGAAAAAGCGCTCGGCGTAGAGATCGATCAGTTCACAAGAGATCCGCTGGCGTATGAGATGACGATAGCCGTGCGCGGAAACGAAGCGAACAAAAAGAAAACACTCAACAACATCCTCGAGATCACTGAGCGGGACGTTATAAACATGACGCCGGGAAAGCTCTACTGGAATGAGCACTATCTGGAATGTTACGTCATAGCATCAGAAACGTACCCGTCAGAAGACTTTCACGGAGCTGAAAGAACGATGACAGTCCTCGCACCGTATCCATTCTGGATCAAGGAAAACGTCAAGCAGTTTTATAAAAAAGAAAGCCAGCAAGGCTCAAGTGATCTGGACTTTCCATACGACTACAGTCACGACTTCGCGCCGTCTTTGACGGGACAGACAACATGGAAGACCGACCACTACGCGCCGAGCGAATTCGAAATGATGATATACGGCCCTTGCATCAATCCGCGCGTGCTGATTGAAGGACATGGATATCAGGTATATGGAGAATATCAGAGCACTGACGTCATAATCATCAACTCGAGAAAAGGGACGATCATCAAATGTATGCAGGGCGGCAGCGAGCAGAATATTTTCGATATGAGAAAAAAGGACGAATCAGTATTCGAGAAGATCCCAGCGGGAACAATCGCGGTTACGTGGTCGGGCGACTTCGGATTCGAACTGAAACTGTTCCAGGAGAGGAGTGAGCCGGCATGGTGATACTGACTGGAGCAAACGGTGTAGAGATCAGGACCCTGCAGTGCAAAAAAGTAGACATCGACATCAACAGCACGATGGACTTCGAAATACAGATGTCGGTCGAAAAGTATGAAGAGGACATCGTACCAAAATGCAGGGTTTTTGTTCCGGGGACAGAATTCGGCGGGATGGTAGACGGAAGAAAAGTCAACACCGCAGAAGGAACTGTGACGATGACCGGAAAGACGTGGCGCGCGTTCCTGGAGAAGAAGATACTGATACCGCCTGCCGGATCGGCGTACAAAACAGTCAGCGGCGAGCTGAACGCCATAATACGCTCCCTGATCACAGAGAAGGGGCTGGGCGAGCTGATGACCGGCTCTACGGAAGATACCGGCGTGAGCGTGTCGAATTTCAAGTTTGACAGATACACAACGCTGAGAAAAGGCCTGACAAAACTTCTGGAAAGCGTAGGGTACAGGATGAAACTGACCTACATACAGGGAGAACAGGGTGCAGCCGGCTACGTTCTGATAGAAGCGGTAGAGATAGAAGACTACTCAGAAACAACAGAGGTGTCTCAGGACTCAAAAGTCGACTTCTCGATAAGCGAAACGACCGGCCAGATAAATCATCTGGTATGCCTCGGGCAGGGAGAGCTCGAAGAGCGGACGGTGATTCACCTGTATGTGCAGCAAGACGGAACGATAGGCCACGTGCGGTACTACACCGGCGTGGAAGAGTTCGAGGCTGTCTTCGATTATTCATCTGCAGAAGACGACAGCGAGCTGGAGAAGTACGGAATAGAACGCCTGCAGGAGCTGATGGACAGCAAACATTTTGAAATGAATGTCGAAAAGCTGGGGATAGATGTGGGAATCGGCGACATCATAGGAGGCCGCGACCACATCACAAAAATGCAGGCGGCGAAACCGGTGATCAACAAGATCTACAAGGAAGAAGGCGAGACAAAAGCCATAGAGTATATCGTTGAAGGTGAAATGGCAGAAGACGAAGCCATTCAGTAAGGAGGTAAAAATGACGGTGCATTTAATAACCGGATACGCAGGAGAGGCGCACATCGCCTCAGAAGACGCCGGATCATACAACGCGGGCGTCTGCGGTCTGGGAAAGTACGTGATGCTGACCGGCTCAAAAATGGCGGCGACGATTCTGTCAAGTAGCACGATCAGGCTGGCTGACGGAGATGCCGTAGACCAGGGCAGGCACATCAAGATCCCGGCGGGCGAATATGAAGACGTAACGATCGCTGCGGGAAATCAGGGAAGGACAAGGATCGACGTCATCGCGATCAAATACTCAGTGAACGAGTCAACGAACGTCGAAAAGGCGGAGATAGCCGTAGTCCAGGGAACGGAGACAGATATCGGACAGACGCCAACGGTGCCAAGCTGCACAGATGAGAGCATCCTCGACGGCGCCTCAGTGGACTTCATGCCGCTGTATCACGTTCTTCTCGAAAACGCACAGATCGCAAGTGTTACGAAAGTATTCGAAGTCATGGCCACGCTGTCGCAGGTTTGGCCGGTAGGCTCGATCTACGAGACGACACAGCCCGGAAATCCGTCGGAACTCTTCGGAGGAACGTGGAGAGAGATCGGCGGAGGCAAGGTGCTGGTCGGAAGAGGCACAGGATACGAAGCTGGAGCGACGGGCGGAAACAAGGAAATAGAGCTGGAGGTAGAACAGCTGCCGGCGCATACGCACGTCACACCATCACACGCGCACACGGCAACGACATCATCCGACGGAGCGCACACGCACACGGTGCCGAGAACAAAAAACGCGGGCTCAGGATCCTCAAGATACGCTGCGCAGGCAGGAACTTCGCACAACTCCGGGTCTGCTGGAGCACATACGCACACAGTGACCGTAAAAGGATCCGGCGACCTGACAACGAATGCAACCGGAGCCGGCGAAGCGGTGAACATCGAACAGCCGTATCTCGTTGTATATAGATGGGAAAGAATCGCATAAGGAGGGAGCATAATGTCGGGAACATGGGAAGTAGTGCCCGGATATGATTACGGGCCATTCGAAGACAATGTCACCTTCGAGATGGACTACGCGACAAAACAGATCGAGGCCATAGTAGACCAGACGATGGTATCAGGCGAGGACAAGTCGCAACTGGTCATGTTCGAAGTGGACCGATACTACGACGGAATAGACCTGTCTGAAAAGAACATACAGATCATCTACATGACTGAGAATGGATTCTCAGACATCACGGCCGCCGTCAATGTAGAAAGATGCGATGACCTTCTACGGTTCGGCTGGCTCGTGCCGCTGGGCGCGTGCTACGAGCCGGGAACACTCGTGTTTTCACTGGAGTTCGTCGGAGACGAATACACTCTGAAATCACAGAACACCCAGGTAGAAGTTGTTGAAGGCCTGAATGGCGCGGAAATCATCGAAGAGCCGGTCGAGCAGGCATGGTACATCGAGCTGCAGTCGAGATGTGACTACGTGCTGAACCGGGCAAATGACGCGGCAGGGACCGCAGAGCAAGCCGCCCAAAGAGCAACAGAAGCGAAAAACGATGCAGTGGCAGCACAAAACGCGGCAGAAGAGGCAGGAACCGCGGCAGCAGCATCAGAAGCGGCAGCCGCCGAGTCAGAAGAAAACAGTATCGCCGCGGCAAACAGAGCGAATGCGACATTCTCGGTCGTTGGGAACGTGACACCATCGCTCAATCCGGATAATAGTGTGACGCTGACATTCACAAAGGAGGAATAATAACATGGCAGAGACTTTCACAGTTGATCTTGTAAAAGAGTCGACAGCAAAGAAAATACAAGCGGCGGAAGAGATGTCAGCGAAAGCGCTGATGGGAATCGCAGCAAAAATGGGAGCGTTTGAGAACGCAAAAAACTGGTATGAATACCAGGCGTACATTCGGGCAGGACTTGCCGGACAGGTTTCTCCTCCGGGCTCGCTGATTCCGGTAAGCAAGGAAACCGGGCTGAGCGTGACCGTCACCGGGGGAGTAACAGCCGCGACAGTAAACGAAGATACATTCCTGGAGAAAACAGGGCATGCCGGAACGGCTGCATACGAATTCATTTATGACGGCGCGGCCTGGCATCTGGACGTCCTTACGGTGGAACTGTCAGAGTACGGCATCACAGCGACTGGAACGCCAGCGTCCGGAGATGCGGTAGTCGTCCACGAAGTAGCATCAGAGATCATGTTCGAGGTCGTGGCGCTCAACTATGACGTGACGATAAACGAACACCTGGAGTACAGCGTATCACTCTACACGAGAGACGTGCTGCTATATGGCTCGATTCCGTTCTGCCAGCCGCAGAAACTGGTGTCAGTCAGAACGGCGCTGGCAGCGGGAACATACAACATCACTCTGGATCACGGATGCTACGACGGTTCAACAACAGAAGACGAGACGTATCAGTTCACCACTACAAGAGAGGTTCCTGCCGGCGGAGCCATCAGACACACAAAGATAGGCGAATGGATGTCGAGCGGGTACGGAACATCACACATCACCGGCGGAACATTCACTACATACGATGCCAGCGGCAACGTGATCGAGAGCGGACTGGCGTGCACGATAGGGACCGGCGGAACGTCACTCGGCACAGCAACAGCGTCAAACCCTACATACAGAGTGACCGACAACATCAACTTCACGCAGAGACAGTGCTATGGCTCAAACAGAAACGCACACTCTGCAAACAGGAAGTGGCTCAACTCCGACGCTGCAGGAGCGGCGCCCGGGCAGATCGCATCATGGTGGACGGCTTCAGACGAATTCGACATGCCGGTCAGATCTACACTGCCGGGATTCCTGCATGGTATGGATCCGGCATTCCTGGCGATCATGGCGCCGGTCAGAAAGAGAACTGCGCTGAGCATCGCGGACGGATATGGATACGAAGATACAGAAGAGCTGGTATTCGAACCGTCAATGACGGAGCTGGGCCTCGGAAAGAACAACAATGTGTCCGAAACGGCAGCCAAGGCGGACGGTACGCTGAACACAGAAGCGGCGTGGGATCTGTTCGTCTCGGCATCGCAGGAAGACAGGATCAAATACCTCGATGGAGTGGCCAGATATTACTGGCTTCGCTCGCCGAACCCGTCGATCGCGAACAACGA